GTCAATGCCTGTTTAAGACTTCTTATCAATGGTTCTATAATTAGAATTTGTGCTATAGTTGATACTATTTGAATTTTGAGATTTTCAAATATATTATTAAAAGCATCTCTAAAACTTTCTCCTGCAACAATACTCCTACCTAGTGCATCGGATATATCTTTACCAGACTCATCAAAAGACTTTCCAACTTCTTCGGTCATGGCTTTGAGTTTTGCTTGAGATATAATTAAAACATCATTTTCCTCAGCAACATCTTTTGTAACTTTTGGAAGATTTTTCATGATACTATTATATATACCAAGAAGTTTTAGATTTTCGCTTATTTCTTTAGTAGTTAAAGCTACACTTTTTTTAACTTTTTTAAATTCTAAATCCACATGACCTATTAAAAATTCTAGAGGTGGTAATGCACCAATCAACGAATTTATAGTTCCCATACTAATACCCAAAAAAGAATCTGGGTCGGTATCTTTTGCCACATCTATGGCTAGAGCCTTTAAATCTTTAATTTGTGCGTTTACTATTGGAATCAAAGTCCCTATGGTAATTAACGCAATTGCTAACGCATTTGAACTTTTAATAAAACCTACTAATGCTACACCTGCTGTTGTTGTTAAAAAGAAACCAAATGCCTTTAAACCTGTGATAATTTCATCTAAATTTCTTGCAACAAAACGTAACGCCTCTGCTAATTTTCTACCTATTGTTCTACCAAGTTCAGTGACAACTTTTTCACTTTCTTCTAAACTTGTATTTAATTCTTTGAACTGTTCTTTAAGAACAACCATAAACTCATCAGATACAGCTTTTCTAAATTGTAAAAGTTTGTCTTGTAACATGGATATAGTACCAGTTAGTGTATTTGCTAAATCTGCTGTTACACCACCGAACTCACCACCTTTACCAAACTTATCTCTAAATGCTCTTACAGTTTCAGCGATTGAAACCTCTGCACCTGCTTGAAATCCAAGCATTGCTTTGACCCCCCGCTCTCTGAACAAATCGGCTGAGCTTATAGAACTGGAAAAACTCCTCTGAATCTGCTCTGATGTTACTCTGAAATCTAAACCTGTCGCACCTGCTACATTACCAGTGATTTCTAAAAGTTCTGCTAACTCATCTGCATCTTTGGCAACTACCGCTAAACTTCCTGATGCTTGTTGTATTTGTTCAAGAGTAAAAGGCACTCTAGATGCAAATTTGACCATAACGTCAAATGCTCTTGCACCCTCTTCGGCACTACCGAATAATGCTTTTAGTCTGACTTGTAAATCTTCGATCTGACGACCAACACCAATGACTTTGGCTATTTGAAATCCACCAAAAGCAACACCCAATAGACTACCAAATTTTATTACTCTACGTCCAATCTTATCTATTGATTTACCAAGATCGTTAAAAGATTTTGACATCCCACCAGATGATTTTTTGATTTGTGAATTCGCTTTATCTAGACCTTTTTTTAAGTCTGATAAATCTGCCTCAATTCTGACAACTAATTTATCTAAATCCATAATTATACGTCTGGGTACATTTCTTTCATTTTATCAAGTTCACCTTTGTCCATCGGTTTCTCGGTCTTACCTGTATTATATTCTCTAAAACCTTTGATTGCTAGACTTACCTCATAGACAGACATATCCCAAAATTCACTAGGTTGGATACCAATCATGCCTACAAGGATTTGATAGTATCTTTGAATTGGAAATTCTAAATCAGAATCTGTTACGTTTTTTTTTGAAATGTATCTGTATTATCTTCGCCAGTGTCAAGAGCCAATGTCAACAGATCACCACACATTTTAAGACTTTCAACTAATCCAACCTCTGCTATCATCTGTTTCATATCAGAATCTTTAATATCATTACCACCTGCTCTTATAGATAATAATAAAATTGTCATAGTTTCATTAATTGTTAAATCAGCACTTGCTAATTTAGTTCCTACTTTAAGTATTGAGCATCCTAGTGCTTGTTCTATTCTAGAAACTACATCTAATGATATTCTTGCAGTATAAGTTTTATCACCAAATTCAAGTTGTTTTTCTGCTCTTAGTTTGTTTTGACTCATTTGATTTGCCTCTCAAAGTTAGTTTAATCATTTCATCTCTAGTACCCACATTGACTGCATGTGTTATTGTAAATGACTTTGAATCTATTTCAACAGAACCGAGATCGTCCCAACCTTTAAAATAAGGTACTTCGACCTCTGCTTGTTTACCTGTAGTGTTTACCATAGCATCATAACTTTTATCGTTAATGCTAATTTTTTTGCTAATCCACATAATTATACAGAAGCTATCGTTATAGTCCCGGCACTCTCAAACGTAATGGAATACTGGGCGGAATCATTGTATGTTCCAGAGTATTCAATAGAACTGACGTGAAAAGCACCAGTAAATGTTTTGAAGTCTGGGACAATGAACTGATAGTTAGTAAATGATGCACTTGCAAAGTCACTTTGTACTGTACCTATTGATGCACCATCATCGAAAATACCAGTACCAGTGACAGTGAAACTCTCTACACCACCATCAGCTAATAAAGTTCTAACATTAGATGAATCTTTGTTTGTAACATCAATCATCTCTTGATTCATTGAAATACTTGTATCTCTTAGTCCGCCAATGGTAGTAAAAGTCTCTGGTGAGCCACCATTACCTACTTTCATTAAAACTGCACTTCCTTTCTGAACTGCCATAATTTACCTCTTAATTATCATATATTGTAAAATTTATATTCACTATACCATGTCTAGTGATTCCATCTGCCTCTCTAAGTGTCGTTACATTCGTAACATAACTCATAACAGAGTCAGCGCCACTGACACTAATAGTTTTATCATGGCACAAAACATATATTTGTTCCATAATTTCTTTAATCTCTTTTTGTCCTCTGTATTGAGACCAAACGTCTATATCTACATTATAGACATTTCCATCGACTGTTTTTGTCCCAATATTGCTAACTGTTTCGAGTCCTATCTGCACATACGGATAAGTTGTATCATCTGGAACATTGTCAAATATTTTATTATTTCCAACCAAACCATCGAGTGTACTGTCGTTATTCAACAGACTATAAATTGCTGATTGTAAATCAAATGAATGATATCCCATTAGTCCACCATTATTGTTTTGGCTATCTTGTTTGCGAAAATCCTAGTTAGATTATATGCTTTTGAATCTCTACCCATAAATGCTCTATCCATTATCAATTCTAATCTCTCTGCATACTCTACATTTGTTTTAACTTTTGCAGTAGGAATCTTGCCAAAAGCAGTTGCAGGACTGACTGCAATACTAGAAACCAAACGAGTACTATCTATTGCAGGTGGATTTCCTGCTGATGATGCTATGTGTGTCTTTTTGCCTCTTTTGTATTCTCTACCAGTCTTGGGTGTATTTCTCATGCCTAAAGTTATTAGATTTCTAAAATGGTTTGCTACCCTGTTGACATGTCTTATGGCATTTCTTGTAATAAGTTGATCTGCTTTTTTTATATCCTTTGGTGTGGTGTTTGATATCTGAACTTGTATACCCATTAAGTTGCCACTCCCTGTGTTGCTAATATCTCTTGAAACTTGTTACGACCCTCTTCAATATCTTTAATATATGTAATATTAAATGTTTTAGAATCGTATGAAATTCTGTGCTTTGTTGTAAGAGATGACAAAAACCTTATCGTAAATCTAAAACTAGATGTATCTCTAATTTGGTCTCCAAAGAAACCCTCTGATCCTGAGAGATTTTCTACTTTACCCCATACTGTTGTAAGTGTTGAGTAAGAAGTGCTTTGACCACCACCTGCATCAGTTGAGCCACCAAGTGTCTGTATGACGAGTCTATTGCGCATTTCACCTATTAGAGACACTATAACATCCCACCATAGTGTGCAGTGCCTCTATAAGCATGTGTAGAGAACTGTCTGATTACATAAGGTTGTAATATTCTTGTAGCTGAAAATGGTGCTGATATGACCTTATCTGTAGCGTTGTCACCTCTGTTCTCAAATAAGTGTGCAAAATACATAAGACAAGCATGTTTGATATCTTCTGGTACATCACTTGCCCCGCCATAACCTGCTACATAAGTAATTTCTATTGCATTTGCTACTCTAAGTCCTGTTGGATAACTTTCACCATTTCTCAATACAAATCTTGCAGGGACGCTAATTTTATCAAGATAATATTTGGAACTTGCAAAGGTGGTTTCTGTATCAGCATCATCAAATGATTTTACATGAGTAATTGATGCAACTGGTGATGCAGGTAAAATAATACTTCTGCGATTAATATCTTGGTCTATGCCTACATATTGACCCTCTCTGATATCAATATCAGTGTCATAGATAGAATCTATAGCCATTTTAAGAGTTCTGGTCGTCAAACTCCTACCAGTGTAATCTCTTGCCCAATTATGAGATGCTTTGATTAATGCAGTGATAACAGTATCGTCATCACTACCATCTATTCTAAGCCAATTCTTGACTTCTGTGCTTGTGATTGCAAATGCTGTTTCAGATGTTACTACACTTAATCCTGACATTTAATCCTCATTTAATTAATATAATACTTCAATCATCCCAAAAAATAATCAAAAATGCTAATAATAATGCACATAATAACGCATACAAAATCATTGCATCAGTGGATTTTCTTCTTTTTTCTCTAACTCTTCGATTTTCAATTCTAAAATTTGTATCTTGGTTGCATTGATTTCCATTTGTTTAATATCTGGAAAAGACCTCGATTCGACTTCTGTAAGGCGTGTCTTAATTGAGCCAAAAGTAGCAAAACCACCACCTATCACAGTCACAATAGATAACAATACACCCCAAGTTTTTATATCTTTAAAATCCATTAATTATTCTCCTTAGATTATCTTCTGCTATTTTTCTTCTCATTCTTATATCTGATAAATCTTTATTATATTGATATAGAGAATCTTTTGAGAACTCTACATCCTGATATATTATTCTATCATCAATAAATTCTTTGTTCATGTATTCGTCTATATTTATTTCACTTAGTTCTATTTGATTATCAAAAAATTCTTTGTTCATGTTTTGATACATAGAAACAGAACTATCTTTTGTCATTAATTTAGCAACGATGCTTTGAGTAACTACTATCTGTTTATCTACATCTTTTATTTTAGACTCAACTTTTGCTGATATATCATCAATATTAATTTCTTTTTCTTGTGCAACAGTTTCGTCTTGAGTTGTATTTTCTTCTGGCTCAACTTCTTCTGTATTAGTTTCAGCTACTTCTTCTGTTGGCTCTTCTGTTATTTCTTCTGATACTTCTTCGGTGGGTTCTTCAATAGTTTCTTCTACATTGGTTTCTACAATTTCTTCATTAACCTCTGCAACAACTTCTTCTTCAAACTCCTCTACGATTTCATTTTCTAACTCTTCTGTGATAGTCATTTCTGTTTCTATAACCTCTGTAACTGGCTCGTATGTTGTACTTACTTCGCTTACTTGTGGCTCTTCTGTAAGAATGATTTGCTCTTCTAAGACTGTCACAATTAGTTCTTCTTCAATAAATTGTTCTTTTTCTTCAAACTCAATCAATTCAGTATATAACTCAACGACTAGTTCCTCAAAAATTTGCTCTTCAATAAATATCTCTTGTATTTCTTCTGGTAGTATTTCTTCTGCTATTTGCACAATTTCTTCAATCTCTTCAAATGTTATCGTTAATTCTTGAACTTGAGATACACTGAGAACTGTGTCGTCATAATCCATTGTGACGCTGATATTGTCAATATTAGCACCACCTAGAGTGGATGGTGCATTAGCATCTTGTCCACTGATAAATATACTCCCAACTCTTGACCCTGTGCCATTATAAGTCAATGAGTTAGTAAAATTTTGTCCATTGATGCCTGTGACATCTGTTCTGGTCTGACTTACATTAGTTAAGACATTTGAATCATCGTCTTTAATTTGTAATCTAATTGTAAAAGAATCAGCACCACCTTGACCACCCCAACATCCGGTGACTGCACATTCACCATTCTGCACCTCTACAACAGAATTAAGTGTGATGCCATTATCTAGCATCTGATTTGTAATCGTATTTGAATAAAGATTAAAATCTTGTTCTACTGAACCATCATCTCCAAATTCCAAATCATAGTTGCTTGGTATGTTATTTAACTGACAACAGTCATTTAGAACTTGAACGTCACCATTTGTTGTCCACCCTGTAGAATTACCTGTTTCAAAATTACCATTGACAACAAGATTATCTGTAGTTTGCACCTCTGCAAAACTTGTTATCGGCATCAGTAATAAAATTAAAATTTTCATCTTTTTACTGGTGCATCTATCTTAATTTCATTATTTCCATATATCTCTATCTCACCTAATATGACTCTGTGCGATGAACAATTATTGAAAGTCAAAATTAATATCATCATAATTAATTTAATCTGTTTTATATCTAGTTGTCTTTTTAGGTAATTCATTATTCCAAGTCATTGATTTTTTTTTGTTAGTATTATTTGCATTTAATATTTTGTTTCTTTTTAACCAGTCTTGATAGTCTGGTCTAAGTTCTGGGTACTTATCCCAATATGCTTGTGCTTTTTTACCTATAAGACTTTCTTTGGTTTTATGGTGTAAGACAGGACAAGGTGTGCTTGACTGTTCTAGTGAATAAAATATTTGTGGGTCATGTAAACATAAAATGCTAATACTGGAGACTTTAAGACCTAGACTAGCAAGTTGTTGGCTCTTTTTAATCGCCATACATGTCTCATCTATGTAGTAGTTTGACCCTGCAATAGATAACCCAATAGTGGTAACGCCCATAGATAAGGGAATCACACAGTCTGTGCTATAGACCTGTGCAGATGGTGGATTTGCTGAATTGACTGCGGTCTCTGAATTATTGTTTGTAGAATTCGTTGTATCATTATTATTTGTAACAGTTCCTTGATATGTAGTTTCTTGAGAATAACCACCAGATATAGAAGTTTGTGAGCCACTCGTTGAAGTCTGATTTATGTTATTAGCACCAGTATTGGAAGAATCTGCAATGCTTTCTGTGATTCCATAAACTAGAATGATTACAAGTATTATGACAATACAATTTTTTGGTGTTACATCTATAACCATATTATTTAGATTTCGTGATACTTGAACCCATATAGAGTCCAATTATGC